TTGTCTGGATCACCAGCAGCTTCTAGTTTAGCAAGTTCTATATTTGCTCTCATACTTGGACCACCATCTATGGATTCTTTTCCTGTTAAAGGATCTATTAAATGTCCACCTCTATCAGCATAACTGTCTTCGTTTGGTTTAGCTTTACCTAGTGGAGATTTTGCTAGACCATAACCTAGTAAACCAAATTTACCAAACTTCATAGCCTTATCAAGAAAACTTGCGTCTTTAGGTAATTTAGAAAACATATTGCTGCCTGCATTTCTCATGATTCCATCTTTTGCAAACATGCTTGCTCCAGGTATATTACCAAATTTAAAACCACCACTTAACCTTCCAAAACCGCCGCCTGCATAATAAGTACCAGCTGCAAACAACGCTGCCTTACCTAAATCACTTTTTAAAACTTTTTTAGTTGCATCAACTACACCGCTGACTGCACCTTTAATACCTTTAACTATTTTACCTAAAAAATATCCTTGTCTCTGATCAACTCTGCTCATGATACCACCCATAGCTCTTCTTGCTCTAGTGCCCATGATCCCACCTTCCATTGCTGGTACTCTTCCACCTTTGTTAAATACATAAGACGCTCTTGTTACATCTGCTGAGTTTCCACCAGGACCAAAAGCATCGTCGTCATAAGTAAATTGATTATAGGGTTTAACAGCTTCTGTAGTTGCCGCTCCAGTGTTATAGTCTATTGGTATGAAAGGTTGTTGACCACCGTCATCGCCAGTACTGGGAACAACTTGACTCTTAAAAGCATCTTCAAATTCTGCTTGTGTCATATCACCTGAAGTTCGACTTTCATCCATCGCTCTATTCATACGATCAATGTCTGTCATGTTTTTTCCAGTTAATCCGTAGTCACTGATATCTGAATAATCTTGTAGGTCAACATCCATGTCTGTAGTAATACCACTGTTGTAAGTGTAATCTCGGTCCACCATACTTGGATTAAATAAATTACCCATTTCAAAAATACTAGGCATGTTTTTTTTGTTACCCATTTTTTTATCTATTAAATTTTTAAGAGCAAGCTGTCTCATTTTAGTTGCAGTACTAAATTTGTTTGGACCGGTAAAATAATTTTTTTTATAGTTTTTAATTGGATTACCATAATTATACGCAACAGGTTCTTTACCTCTGTGTGCATCTACTATGTCTTGAATTCTTTTTGCTTCAGCTGTTTTAGCTGCTTGAACTTTAGCTCGGTCAGCTGCAATTTTTCTTTCTTGTCCTGCTGTATCTTGAGTTACTCTGGCTGCCCTAAATTGTTCTTCTGTACCACCTCCAGAACCACCTCTATCAACTCTGTCTTGAGATTCTTGTTCAAAGGATTCTTGTTCATCTTTGTAGTCACCATCACCAAACCCTGCATCCGATCCATAATAACCCGGTCTTGTTCCATCTGCTGTTGGAGCAACTAACATGGATCCATTATTACTACCCATGACACCGCCACCCTTACGCATCTGTCTTGCTTGTTTTAGTCTAGTAATAGACATAACTACATGCCCCTATTGTATAGACCCATCAAACCGCCGTTGGCTCTCATTTGAACTCGTTCTTGCATATTAACATCAGCGATTCCGCCACCTGGCATTTGTTCCTGCATGTTAACATTTTCAGACATCATCTCAGATCCTGGTCCGGCTCCACTTGCGTCTTGTTGCATCTGTTGAATAATTTGTTTCCATATACCGCTTTCAAAAAAAGCATCAAAACTACCGAACTGTACTTTTTGTTCCTGTTCCATCTGCTCCCATATTTGAGCTGCTACTTGTTTGCCTTGTTCATCTTCGCCACCACCCATTCTAATATCTCCTTGATCGTATTTGATACTAGGTGCGCCTGCTTCCATAGATTCGTTCATTGAAATTTTGTCTTCCATCATAATATATCTCCTGAGTTTGTTAGTTTACTTTGTTTTACTGAATAAATCAAGAGGTGGCATGATAACTTTTACATCTTGAGCCATTTCTTCTGCTTTATAACCTTTGGCTTCCCAGTCTTTTCTTTCTTTAAAAACTTCGCCACTTTGTTTATGTCTATATGTTTCTTCTACTTTAGCAGCTTTTAATACTTGCATTATGTTGTTACCTCTTTCTTTATGTTTAAATAACTAATAGCCACGTCAAAAGAACTTGTGTTGCTTGACTGTACTTTAAAAGGTGTACCACCTTCTATTATTAGCGGTTGAGTTAGTAATTCTGTTGTAACATTTGCTGTTAATGCTACAGATTTAATAGCTGTAATACTGTTGTTTGTTACAGTCACACTTGGTGTACCGGCAGATGTAACTAATATTGATTTTATAATATAAGTCTCACTAATCAAAGGGTTACCAACACCTAATGGTGTAAGTGCATTGCCTGTTGTATCATTATCTATACCTGCAAATTTATACTGATTTACTACTGCCATTAA